CAAGTCCTACGAGGATCTTGAGAAGCGTTTGAACCTTGTCCTTGGCATTGGTTCACGTCCTGCTCCTCGCGTCCCTGATGAGTCCTTCGAGGATGAGTCTGAAGGTCGTGGTTCTTTCAACGATGCTGATATCATGGCACCACCTGCCCAGTCATCGTTCCGTCAGCAGATGAGTGCTCCTTCTCCTGTTAAGCAGGAAGCAGTTGTCGAAGACGATGATGCTCTGTCCTACTTCGCAAGTCTTGCTGAAGAGTGATCAAGAAATTGATGGGGGTGGTCTTCCACCCCGTAACAGTTCTCAATCTGTTATTTGTTGGATGTCTAGGAATGATTGAACTGGTTCACATCAGAGCACATCATACTCTAGAGTCAGATGTTCATGGACATGTTCACAGAGCATTGAAAAAGAATCCAGAACTAGCACGATCTACTTGCTACGAACTTGACTAATGAAGAAAAAAGAAATGATCGAGGCACTACAGAAGCGTCTCGATCAACTAGAGAGGGACAACCTAGTCCTACTCTCACGAGTTGCATCACTAGAAACAAAATTTGATAATCAAATCTGTGAAAAGTGAAAAAAATTCTCCGCCAATTTTTTGGTGAAAAAGGTCAACCAGATTTCTTTAATTTGTTGTTGATATAATTGTCGTCTTTTTTGTAGAAGTTTTTAGATCTAAAATCATCTACGAACTGTTTAAAATATGCGGGTTTGAGAATGTAGATTTCTCTCTTCTTCTCATTCTCGATAGTATAATGTTCAGCAATGGTAACGGGGCGACAAACCTCGTTGCCATTTTTTATTGTCATAGTACCATCTATGTTTAACTTGTGAGTTCTATCATAGAAAGTCTTATCTACATGCATACCAGCAGTGTAGTGACCAATCTCATAAGTTTCATAGTACATGATGGTTCCCATTGGATCATCAAACTCAGAGTCTAACACCTTAGTGAGTTCTGCATTTGACATAGGCCAATCGTAAGTAGAGTTGACCATGTTATTTGTCAGTAAGATCACCCAATCATAGAATGGATTACCATATGCTTTATCAGCAACTACATCAGGACGTTCACCATCTTTGATAGTATACTTACCAAAGAATACTGCATAAGAGAATACATCCTCATTGATCTTGTATCTACGAAAGAAATTCTTTGCAGTTACAAAATCAGATTCCGAGAAAGGATAACTGATTGGTTTCTCATCGTATTCGATGTCTGGAATTAGTGAAAAGTACATCAGTAATTGTCTACCTCTTCAGAGAATATGAGTTTGGTTTCTTGGAAGTTTAATGACAAAGAATATGCTACCATAGTACCATCATCATAGGTAGCATAGGTTCCATCAGGTGTGAAGTTAATATCAACCTGAGTAACAGCACACATCTTATATTGTGGCACATCTTTATTTAACTTACCACCACGCATGAATGATACTTTACAAACGTTTGGTACTTTGATAAAGTTGTTTGCAGCGTTCTTTCCTTTCGAGAAGTTTAGTTCTGTACCATTAGAGAACTTAGGTAGCATTGCACGTTTAAAGATCTTAAGAATCTCTTTGATCTCTATTGCTTCGTTCTTATTCCTTGGTACTAGTTTATAATTCAGTGCAAAGTTTCTTAGATCAGTGCCACCAAATAGTAGTTCAACGTTGGGGTTGAGAATAACACCACGAGTAGAACCAAAGACATCATTCTGACTCAAACTTTCACCAGTAATCTTTGAGATAGTTTCTCTAACGATTTTGTTTCCTGTGTTGGGAACTAGTTGAGAGAATGCATCTCCAATAGCATTAGCAGAATTCTGTATTGCTTGTCCAAAATCACCAGATCCTGCTAGAGATAGTGCATCTCTACCCAAATTACTGAATGCTTTACCACTCCAGTTCGCTTTGTATCCAGTAGAGATATCTTCTGGCATGTATAATACAACAGGCAGTTCTGATGTTTTCTCATAGAAATCTGCTCTAGTTACACTCTCATTATATGTTGCAACAGGGGTACTACTATCTTTGGTAGCACCCTTGTTTATATTCTGGAACGGAGGACGGTACTCATAGAATTCAAATAGAACATAGTCTGCGCCAGGTGCAGTTGCGACATCTCTAGGATATCTTTTGGCACCAGTGGCACTAGACAAAGTAGGAGACTCTAACTGGTCAAACAAAGTTGATCCTTTGTATTGCTCAAACTCTACCTTAGTAACCTGCTCCCAATCAGCACCGTTCCACTTCCAAAAGACATCATTCTTTGTACCCATACCACCAGTGGATTGGGTTTGAACTACCTGACCTATCTTAGTGCCATTGGCAAGAGGTTTCCCAGTACCTGTATCAGCTCTCATTACTTAGACATCTCCTTGGATTGTTTGGTTCCATAACCAGCAATTCTTCTGGAACCTTTTATCTTATCGTAGAAGGCGTCGTCAGTATCTTCCCAAACAGTTTCTTGACTGATGGGGAATATCATACCGTTAAGGTCTCTAACAAAGTCCGCTGTTGGTAGAAGAATGGCAGTGTCCCATTCAGCAGCAGCGAGATCAAGATATAGACCCTCTACATGTGCTGATAGATATTTATGGAAACACTTCTTAGGTAAATCAACTCTACCCTGCATCAGTTTCTTTGTAGCAATGATTCTCTTCTTAGGAGACAGGTAGTGTAAGTTAGCACCCCAAAATTCATTCTTATTGGTAGACTTGATTACATATACGAGAGGGAACCTATCATAGTAAGGTAACCATCTCATCTTTGCTTTATACTCAAACATATACAAGTGACCAGTCACTGTATACTTCCTTAGTTCATTTGCGTCTTGTTCTTTAGCAAGACCTCCACGGTCTGACCTTTCGTCTTGTATATACTTTTTAAAATTCTTCTTATATCTACTTGCTTCTGCTTTTACAGCAGAGCGATACCAAGAGAGTGATTTCTTCTCTCCTTTCGTTGCAGTATTTACTCTTTCAAAGAGGGTTTTATAACCTGTCTCTTTGTTCGTAGAGTTGCGCTGTATAGCGCCAAATCCAGTTGCCATTTGTCATACTCCTAGGTGATCTTCGGTTAGTATTAAGAAGTTCATCTGCCTGTCTTCACAATACTCACGCGCTGCGGACCACTTAGTTTGGTTCTTAGCGTATGTTAGAGCAGCATTACGGTAGGCAGCAGTCTTTTTGTTCTTGTCATTCGGTGGTTTTGTTTGCTTCTTAGGTTTAATTTCGATAATGTACTTGGCGATCCTGCCAGTCTTTTCACGAACCTTAATATAAAAGTCTGGATAGTATCGTCTAACTTTACCATCAGGAGCACGGTAAGGTATGATAACCTCCTCGCTCCCCCACTCCATTATCGAAGGGTTGTTATCACAGAATACCATGAACTTTCGTTCCCATAATGATCTGTAGATAACACGAGTTGGATTGCCACGATACTTCTTAGGATGAATTGGTTTATAAATCCCAGAGTATGCCATAAATATAAAGTGACCAACATAGGTATTTAGCGTGTCAATAGATCGTCTGTTAACGACAATGGCAGCGAACGGCGGTATGTCGTTCAGTAATAATTTTGTTGTAAAGTTTGCTAACCCACCAATCACTCCGCCAGGTGGGCAGACGACAGACTACTTTGAGATGTTTTGTACTGAAGCACAACTACCCAATACAAACACAGCACAGGGTGAGATCAATGGACCTTACGTTGGTGCTGGACAGATTAAGTATCCACATAGTAGAATCTTTACTGAATTCCAACTAGGATTCATGTGTGATGCTAACATGAGTGCATTGAAGTTCGTGCAAGACTGGGTTGATACTATCTTCAATGAAGAAGGTTCAGATCTAGATGCAAAAAGTTTGAGTGATCTTCAGTCACTATCATTCGGTCCACTAAGACAAGAGAACAGAACTGTTAGACTCAAGTATCGTGATGACTATGCTTGTACTATATTGATCAGTAAGACTGAGCAAGGTGGTAACTCCCCTACAGAAAGAGCACCTATTTCATACGTTATGGAGAAAGCATATCCATATGCTGTTGATGCTGTTCCTCTACAGTTTGGATCCAGTCAGATCACTCAAGTAACAGCACAGTTCTCTTACATGAGGCATTATGTCCTGAAGAATGACATCCGTACTTTAGGTAAAGCAATCAATAAAGGTGTACCTCTCAGTGATATAGTAGGAGATGGTGGTATATTGGTGTGAAAAATGACTTTTCAGTTCCATGAAAGGGGGAAAATTTTTCCCGCTAATTTTTGGGTCAAAAAGTCGCGCTAAATATACATATGAACTGATCTAGGCATTATGGCATTACCAGAGGTTGCACTCCCAACGTATGAGTTGGAAATTCCGTCAAGTGGCAAAAAAATCAAATATCGCCCATTTGTCGTAAAAGAAGAAAAATTACTACTATTAGCACTTGAATCTCAGGATGAGAAGCAGATTGAAGATGCTGTAAAAACTCTATTAAAGAATTGCATTACATCTCGTGTCAAATTGGAAGATTTGGCGATGTTTGACTTAGAGTACATTTTCCTCAATATTCGTGCTGTATCAGTTGGCGAAGTTGTCGAAATGGTTCTAACATGCGAAGATGACGGTGAAACGCAAGTTCGCTATAATCTCAATTTGACAGAAGTTAGAGTTTCTAAACCAGAAGGGCATTCTAACAAAATTATGCTTTCTGACACAATGGGCGTAACGATGAAATATCCATCATTTGATGCATTCATCAAAGTTTCGATTATTGGCAGAAATCAGACAGATGATGATGTTGTTAATATTATGGCATCTTGCATTGATCAGATTTTCGACAATGAAGATGTATATGACAGTTCTACGACTTCTAAGAAGGAATTTGTTCAATTTATCGAAGGATTGACAAATAAGCAGTTTGAGAATGTTAGAAAGTTCTTTGAAGAGGCACCTGTACTAAAACACGAGATTAAGATCAATAATCCAAATACAGGTGTTGAGAATACCTTCACTATTCAGGGATTAACCAATTTTTTCGGATAGCACTCTTCCATATGACTATGGAGGGGTACTACAAGACTAATTTTGCCTTGATGCAGCATCATAAATATAATTTGAGTGAAATTGAAAATATGATGCCTTGGGAAAGACAAGTTTACACTAGTCTTCTCATGCAATACCTAGAACAGGTTAAACAAGAACAAGAAAAAGCAGCAAGGCAGTAATGGCACACGGTTTTCTAACACC